TTTTTCAAAAAAAAAAAAAAAATAGTAAAACAACAGAAAATACAGGAAAATATATAAACGGCCAAGAAGAATATTCTGAGAAAAATAAAATTGTCACTTTTGTGACAATAGGATATGATGATAATTCATTTTATGATCTTATAATTTGGGGTAAGTATAATTTTTGTAAAATTCATTGTATAGAAGGCATAGGAATAGTAAATGAATTAAATTGTTATCCATGGATTTCTGTTAATAAATTTTGGGTTAGTTATTTAAAAAATTAATTATATTTTAAATTATGAGTTTACAATGAGAAAAAGAAATTGAGAAATGTAAAACACCATTACAAAATAGGTGTATTGAGATAAAATCTACATGGACTTATGAAAAAAAAGTAAATGATAATATATATTCTAAATTGAATGCTTTAAAAAACTTAGGATATAAATGTGAATTATGGGTTTATAACGGAAAAAAAGAAATTGAAAAATGTGAAATAATTTAATTACTTGTAAATATTATTAATTTGGTTATTTACTCGCACAAATGTACAACATTTAGGAAGGTGTTTTATTTTTCTAGCTCCCACATAAGTGCAAGTTGACCTCAATCCGCCTAAATATTATATTTTCTAGATTTTGAGACATTAAATCTAATTAATCATATTTAGCAAATACTGTATTAAGCTGATTATTGACTCTTATGAATGTACTACATTTAGGTAGGTCCTTCAGTCGATGTGCACCTACATAAGTCATAGCGGAACGTAAACCTCCTAAATAATTAAGGATAGTATTTTCAACAGGACCTTTATATGGAACTTTACAGGTTCTACCTTCAGATGTTCTATAACTAGACATACCTCCATGATATTTTTCCATTGATGTATTTGAACTCATTCCATAAAATTCTTTAAATTTTTTACCATCTTCTTCTATAATTTCACCAGGACATTCGTCATGTCCAGAAAACACTCCACCCATCATGCAGAAATCTGCTCCCGCAGCAAATGCTTTAACACAGCAACCGGGTTCACATATACCTCCATCTGATACAATATGTCCGTTTAAACCATGGCTTGCGTCCGCACTCTCACTTACTGCAGAAATCTGCGGAAAACCAACGCCTGTCTGAGTACGAGTTTTGCATCCCGCCCCCGAACCCAGGCCCACCTTAATACAATCTGCCCCGCTCAAAATTAACTCCTCTACAAGCTCTCGTGTAACAACATTCCCGCAAAAAAGTATAATATCAGGATATTTTTCTCTAATTTTTTTTACAAAATTAACTAAACTAGCTTGATACCCGTTTGCTATATCAATTGTAAGCATTCTTAATGGCTTACATTTTTTCTCCATAAGAGATAAATTTTCTTGTAATTTTTCATATTCTTTATCAGAAATGCCGGTAGATAACATACAATAGTTTATAAGATCCGGATTTTCAATAATGGCATCAATAACCTCATTTATATCAATATACTTATGTAAACAAGTTAGAATTTTATGTTGAGAACACGCTTTTAACATACTAATACTTGAAACACTAGTCATATTACTAACAATAATTGGAACACAAGACAAGGTCTGGGGACTATGAGGAAATTTAAACACTCTTACTAAGTCAACTTCACTTCTAGATGATAACGTGGATCTTTTAGGTCTGATTAATACATCATTAAAATCAAGTTTGATATCAGGCTCAATCTTCATTTATTTTTAAACTATAATACAATAACTAATTAGTTTTAAGTATTTTTTTATTTTTTAATCTATATAAAGTAGATAGCATATATAACATTTATATGTATACCAATTTTATATTAAGAAATGCAAAAAGTGCTATTAAAAATAATAGATATATTTCAAATGTAAGTATGATTAAAATGCCTTTTAATAAAGAGCATTATTCTTTAAAAAATATGGTAAAAGAATTTGTTCTAAAAGAAGTTGAACCACAAGCTAATGAATATAATCGTAAAGAAAAATTCAATAAAGATTTGTTTAAAAGATTAGGTGATATAGGATTATTAGGCTTAACTGCGGATACTAATTATGGAGGATTAGGTTTAGATTCGATATCATCTTGTATTGTTCATCAAGAACTAAGTAGGTCTGATCCTGGTCTATGTTTAGCATATTTAGCACATTCACTTTTATTTGTAAATAATCTATCATTTAATGGAAACCAATATCAAAAACAAAAATTTTTAGAAGGAGCTATAAATGGCAATAAAATAGGAAGCATCGGTATAATAGAATCAAGTAGAGAAACAAATGTATTTGGAATGAAAACTCAATTAAATCCTATAAATAATAAATGGGATGGTGATCTAATTTTACATGGTTCAAAAATGTGGATAACAAATGGTTGTATAAATGAAAATCAGCTAGGAGATTATTTTTTAATATATGGAAAAACAGTTAGACATTTTGGTTTAACGATGGTTATAGTAGAAAAAGGTATGCCAGGTTTTACTTTAGGTAGAAATATTAAAAATAAATGTGGACTTAGATCATGTGGCACAGGTGAATTATATTTTTCAAATGTAATAATTCCCAAAAAAAATATAGTAGGCGAAATAGGAAACGCATCTATAAGTATAATGAGAAATCTTGAAATTGAAAGACTTGCTTTAGCTTCTATAAGTCATGGAATAGCAGAAAGATTAATAGAATCTATGGTAAAATATACTAATGACAGAAATATTTCAAAAAAATCAAATAAAAAAATAGAACAAATTCAAAGAATGATTAATAAATCTTGTGCAGAATTTCAAGCTGGACAAAGTTATCTATATAATACTGCTTCTCAACTTGATTTATATAAGTCCAATACTATATTGTATTCTGATGGAGTAAAATTATATTCAACAACTATGGCAAAAAAAATAGCAGATAGAGCTATGGAAGTTTTAGGGGATGATGGTTATATAGAAGATTATACAGTAGAGAGACTTTGTAAAGATGCTAAACTGATAGATTTTATTGGAAAAACAACGGAATTACATGATAAAAAATAAAAAAGAATTTATGATTGTTTAACTAAATTATTTAGATCAGAATAAATTTGTATAATTTAAAGCAAATTTATATATTTGTATTATTTTAAACCATTAATAAATTATATAATATAAGGATTAAGTTTGTATTTTCAGAATAAGCTCTTTAAGTATTTATTAAAAAGTAAAAAAAAAATCTAGTATTTAAAATTAATAATAATTATTATTAATTATATATTATGAATCTAATTTTAGCAAAAAAATATTTACATGAAAACAAAAAAAATATATTTGAAATAACTTTGATAAGTATAACATTATATTTAATTGGAAGTTGGTTTCCAATAAATTATATATTTTTATTTATATTAATAAAGTTAAATTGTCTTAATAATAATATTGTTAAAACATTTTGTAATGTATGTCAAAAATATTTTAGTAAAACTCTAAATTTTTGTTATAAATTTTTAAAAAAAGACGTATATAAACCAAGTTTGAGTAATAAATTAGAATCAAATAATAAAAAAGATGATACTTATTTAGCTAATAAATTAGAATCAAATAATAAAGAAGATGATACTTATTTAGCTAATAAATCAAATAATAATAGATCTATAATTGATTCAGAAGATAATAGTGTAAATGATAATAAAAAAAATGATGATAATACCAATTTAGCTTATAAATCGAATAATAATAGATCTATAATTAATTCAGAAGATGATGTTGTAAATGATAATAAAAATGAGTATGATTCTAATACAGATTATTTTTTAAAAAAAAAAATTAATTATGATTCTGACACAGATTATTCATTTAAAAATATTAGAAAAAAGATAGATAATTATATGAATAATAAAATTATTAAAAATGATTAATTTAAAGCAAATTTAATTAATATATTACCTATTTTGTGCAATATATATCTGAGTTTCTAAATGTCCACCTCCTTGCTTCCGATCTTGACAATTTCCATATCCATCCGGAAAATTTCTACATTCACGGGGTTGTCCTTTAAATTTAGTAAAATTTTGATTAAAATTATTTTTGTCATAATTCATATAAAAACATTGATTTTGATTTTGCAAACCAATTAAAAATTTATCCTGTTTATGATAATTTCTGTTTGCCATATTGTAACATTTTTTTAACATATCATTTTCACTTTGTCCATCATATTTATTCACACCTAATCTGTATTCCATATTTCCATCAGATTTTTGACTTAAATCACCACCTCCCCAATTCCAAACTCCGCGAGGTGTCTGAAAACATCCTTTATATTCAAACTGGCCATTTAAGCTACATGGACCGCGGGGTCTCCAATCTTGTTTACAAATACCATTTTCGCGAATTTTACCATAATCACATGGTTCACAAGGTAAATTTTCTTTAAAATTATAAACATTTTGTCCATTAATATTGCCACTTGGTCTAGAACATTCTATTCCTCCGTTTTGTGGACGTACTTTAACTGATTGTCCAGAAGATCTTGTATTATTTTTTTGACAATCACTATAAATAGTATCGTTAAGTTCACAGTCAACAATATCTATACAAGTTCCTTGAATTCTTTTTTGATTAGAACCACAAGAACCACAATCAATTCCTTCTTTAAAATTATAAACAGTGTTTTGATTAATTATACCGATAGGTTTAGGACATTCTATTCCTCCATTTTTAGAAGCTATCTTAGCACGTTGTCCAGAAGATCTTGTATTATTTTTTTGACAATCAGTATAAATAATTTCATCTAGTTCACAATCAACAATATCTACACAAGTTCCTTGAATTCTTTTTTGATTAGAACCACAAGAACCACAATCAATTCCTTCTTGAAAATTGTAAACAGTTTCTCCATTAATTCTCCCTTTGGGTTTTGTACATTCTATTCCTCCATTTTGAGGACTTATTTTAACTCGTTGTCCAGAGGACCTATTATTATTTTCAAGACAATTACTATAAATAGTTTCGTCTAGTTCACAATCAATAATATCTACACAATTTCCATCTATTCTTTTTTGGTTGGAACCAGGACATTTTGGCCAACTACATTTTCCATTATTGTCATCTTGTATCATTCCTAATTTATTACATTTAGGCCAATTACAATCTCCATTAATTTCATCAAGTATCATTCCTGATTTTTCACATTTTTTCCAAATACAATTACCATTTTCATCTCTTAGTTTTCTTGTGTAATCAGGACATGGTTTCCAATCGCAATTACCATTTTCATTTCTATGTTGGTTTGAATTTTCGCATTGTTTATAATTACAGTTTCCTAAATTATCTCTTTCTTTTCTAATATCATCACATTGTTTCCAATTACAAATACCATCTAATCTTTCTTGAATATTAGGATATGAACAAGGTTTATATTCACAATCACCATTTTTATTTCGTGTTTGTTCTGTAGGATTAGGTCCCGGACATGGTATTTTTTTACACACACCCGTTTTTTCATCCCTTTTTCTAAACTTATTATCACATGATTTCCATTCACATTTGCCTGTTATTTCATCTCTTTCTTTTCTTATATCACTACAAGTTGTCCAATAACAATTTCCTTGACTATCTCTTTCTTTTCCACTAATATCACATGGTTTAAATTTACATTTTCCTGTTATTTTATCTCTATATTGTAAATTAGAACATTTTTTAACACAAGGTCCTTTATCAATTCTTTCCATATTATCTGGACATTCATTTAATTTACAATCTGATTGTATTTTACAGTCTGATATACAATTAGTACCCAAATTTTTTCCAATTGTTCTTCCTAACTGATTACAACTACTAACAAATAATTCTTTATCTATTGGTTTTTTATTAGAAACTATTATAGATAATAATAAAATAAATATAAGAAACAATAGAAATTTTATCATATATTTATATAATTTATACAAATATATAATTTTAATAATATAAATTTAATTATAACTATAATTTATATTACCTAATCAACATCACTATCAATATAAAAAATATATATAAATAATTTAATTTTTAGCTTCATGTGGAATATCATTAAAAGAAAATTTTTTATTTTTATCATTTGTCTGAAATATATAAAATTGCTTAATAAATTTTTTTAAATTTGGATTAGATGAGACAAGCATTTCATTTGGACAATTGTTATTTTCATTTCTGAAATGTATTTTACCTGTTTTGTCGGCAGTAAATAGATGTGATTTCCCTTTATAACCAGAAATAACATAAATAATATCATTATTACCCCAACTATCTTCTTTTCTGAAATCTCTTCCACCATATCCATTACCAGTTCCGGTTAAAAATGCACTTATTAAATCTCGACCAGATGTGCATTTTGGATTAAAATAACCACGTGATTCAAAAGTTAGACCAGGTTGTCCATTACCTCCTCCTAATGCCCATAAATTAGTACGTTCTCCTTTTTCATTAGTAGCAGCCTTAAGTTTATTACTATCAATTACAACAACTATTGCACTGTTTTTACTGTTATCTCTTGAATCATTCTTTAGAACATTACCATTAATTGATTTATAAAATAATTTCCAATTTTTCATAGCTTCCATCCTTCTACGTTTTTCATCCTCTCTTTTTCTACGCTCTTCTTCTTCTCTTTTTTTACGTTCTTCTTCCTCTCTTCTTCTACGTTGTTCTTCCTCTCTTTTTCTACGTTCTTCTTCTTTTCTTCTACGTTCTTCTTCTTTTCTTCTACGTTCTTCTTCTTTTCTTCTACGTTCTTCTTCTTTACGTTTACGTTCTTCTTCTTTTCTTTTACGTTCTTCTTCTTCTATCTTTTTACGTTTTTCTTCTTCTCTTATTTTACGTTCTTTTTCTTCTTTTCGTTTACGTTCTTCTTCTTCTCTTCTCTTACGTTCTGCTTCTGCATTATTTTCATTTTGTGTTAAAATTTTACCATGTTCTTGTGCTTTAATAAGATTTAATTTAGCTTCATCTAATATTTTTTTACCATTATTATATTTTTCATTAATATCTTTAAGAATTTTATTATAGTCATCTTTAGAAAAACATCTAGTATCTAACATTTTTATTTCTAATTTATTTATTTTTTCTATTTCATCATATCCATTTTTTAATTCTTTTGTAGCTATTTTAATTTCATCTTCTGCTAAACCAGTCTCTGTATAAACATCTGATGAAGATAATTTATTTAATCCTTCTTGTGAATATTTTTTGATGTATTTTGATCCTTCAATGCTATCTAAAATATATTTTTTTCCTTTATCAAAACTATCTTTAGTATTTTTTGCTATAACATTCAAATCATTATATTTATTATTGTCAATCCAATCAGATTCTTTTATTTTTGAACATATTGTTTTATTTTTAATTGGCATATAAAGATCCATATTTATTTCAGCACATAGTTCTGGTTCAACATACGGTGGGCAACGTCTACAAGGACCGCAATCAGGAGATTTTGTTATAGTAGGTCTATTATCTCTGTAAGATGGAACCGTATATACTAAAAAAGATTCTTTTTGCAATTCAATTATTTTACTTTTGACATTTAAATAATTTAAAACAAAAAATAACATTAAAAATGATATTATAGTAATAAAAAAACTATTAATCATATATATAATATATATATATAATTTATAAAAAATTAATTAAAATATTTTTATGTTATTTATTTCCCAAATAAGGAAGCCATTTTTTTAATAAGCTTTCCGCGCATAATTTTTCGTCTATATCATTTAACACACCATCTTTTTTTATAACTATTTCATATATCTGAACATTATCTGGACATGATGGAACCCACATACCAGCGACATATCCACCTATGTAATTACCTATAACTATTGTATTTATAACATGATGCATCCCCCTAACCCATTCAACTTTAGGTGATTCTACTAAATCATTCACACCACCCCCTTGATGAGAATAAACTTTAAAATGACCTGCACTTAAATTAGGTGGTGCATTCTTATCCAATTTTAAACAAATACATGATAAATGAGAATATCCGTATTTTGTTCCTAACATTCCTGGAGTTAGAGAATATGGATAATCTGTTCTTGATGTCATAGATGAAAAGCTATACCAACTTTGTTGACTTGGTTTACCTCTTTTTGATTTATAAAAATGTGGATGTAATGAAAGATGATATCCCGTAAAATCATCAATTGTTTCTGATGGATACACACTTGTTTTTCTCATATATTTACTTGATCTATATGGATATCTACCTAAACTTAAACCACCATATGGTAAATATTTTCCTCTTTCAAGGTTAGTAAATTTACCATTAGTAACATTTGCATATGTTTGAGTATATACAAACTCTGCTCTTTTACTTGGATTATCTCTCCAATTTACTTTTTTAGTAGCATCTCTAGTTATCAAAAACATTATATGATATGTTGATACTTGTGTAGAGTTTCCAAATGACAACATAGTTCCTGTATTCCAAGAAGTGCAAGGTTGATTAATATAATATAAATTTTTACCATTAACTTTATTAGGAGATGCTAAAATTTCTCCTGTATTATATGTTAAAGAATGATTATTTGATGATGCCTTTAAAGATTGATTTGAAATTATTCTACTATTTGAATGTAATGGCGTATTTGTTATACCTTCTGCCACATAATAATGATGTGTTATTTCTCTCATCCATTTTGTTTTTTTATCTCTTTCTTCTTTTGCTTTTCTTTCTCGTTCTAATCTTTCTTTTTGTTTTCTTTGTCGTTCTTCTTCTTCTCTTTTCTCTCTTTCTAATCTTTCTTTTTCTTTTCTTTTTCTTTCTAATCTATCGCTTTCATCTTTTCTTACTTTATTTAAATATTCAAGAGTTTTATTATTTGCATCTTTTGTTTGATTTAATGAATGTATTGCAGAATTATAATCTTTTTGTAATTTATTGAATATTTTATTATAATCATCTTTTGAAAAACATTTTTCACCTATATTTAATATTCTTTTACCTTTTTTAATAAATGTATCATATTCATTTTTAACATTTTTAAATTGAGTTTCTGCTATCTTAACTTCATTGTTTGTTAAAATAATCTTTTTTTCTGCTTGTAAAGAAGAGTTTGCATTTTTTGCGTCCAAAGAATGTGCAATTGCATTAACTTTTGCATCATTAATATTTGATATATATATATTATTAGTATCCATAGTTTTTTTTAGTTCCTTTGATGCTATCTTAAGTTGATTATAATTATTTTTATCTATCCATTCTGACATTACAAGTTTTGGACATATTGTTTTATCTTTAATAGCCATATAAATATCCATATCTATTTTTTTACAAACTTTTAATGGAAAAGAAGGAGGACATCGCCTACAAGGTCCACAACTTGGTGATGGAACTAAATCAAATTTAAAATCTCTATATTGTGGCATACCATATTCTAAAAATGATTCTTTACGTAGTTGTAATATTTTACTATTTATATTTAAAAAATTTAAAATTATAAATAAAATAAGAAATATTACTATTATAATAAATGATAAACTGCTTACCATAATTAATATATATATATATTATATTTTATTTATTAATGTATGTATTATTGACCATAAATTATTACAGGAATATTAACTTCTCCAGAAATATTATCATCTGATATTTTTTCATAATCAATATGTGAAAATTTACCACTATTTGTAAATTTATTCCATCCATTCATCCATGAAGTTCCTGTAACTTCTAATAATAATTTTCCATTAGTTTTTTTAAATAGATCATCTCTATTATTATATCCTGTAAATCTAAATATAGCTTTTTTAAGATATTTTGTCAAGTCTAATTCGCCTCTTACTCCTAATTTATTACAATATACTCTGCTTACAGTTGCTGATAATGAAAAACCCATTCCCCATCTAAAATTGTTTATTGTTTTATTATTAAGACTAAAAATATGTCCTTTCGCACTAACCCAATAAGTATGACACCATCGATTTCCTATCCAAATATTACCACTAACAAAATATTGACCTTGATGATTACTTGCATTCTTTTGTCCATAAAAATTTGCACCTTTACCTCTATATGGAACTAAAAAATCTAAAGGAGGATTCCAACTTGTAAGATTATGACTTTTAAATTTGGGCGCCCAGTTAGTCATTAAAAATAAAGTTTCTTTATCTGACGAATTTATAATCCATTCCCTCCAATTTTTGTTATATAATGGATCATTTCCACCCCATCCACCAAATCTTTTAACATATAAACCATTACGTTTATAAAAATTAGGAATAGAATTATTATTTTGTGGCCAAAACCAATCGCCTTTTACAAATCTTTCTCTTTCTTCTTTTTCTTTTCTTATTCTTTCCCTTTCTAATTCCGCTTCTTTTTCTGCACGTAACCTTGCTAGTTTTGCTTTTTCTTCTTGTTTTTTTCTATTTATCTCTGCCTCTATTGCAGCTTTAATTTTTGCAGCTTCTATCTTAAGTCTCAATTTCTCTGCCAATTTTTCTTTTTCTTTCACTTTTATAACAAATTCAAATGCTTCTATTTTAACTTTTTCTATTTTATTTAAAATATTCTTCGCATTATTATACTGATCAAGTATTTCTTTAATGAGATTTTTATAATTATTAATAAAACATTTATTATTTAATATCAATTTACTTAATATTTTAATTTTTGTTATATTTTCATTTACATTCAATAAATCTTTTTTCATTTTTTCTTCTAAATTCTTTAATAAATTGGCTTCAGTTTCCCAATATACTGAAGGTTTTGTTTTCTCTCTTTTTTCTAAATATTCATTTATTTTATATTTACTATTAAAAATATTATTTAATTTTTTTTTTGAATTATTTATATAATTTTTAAAAGTATCTATTTTAATTCTCAATTGATTATACTTTTTCTTATCAATCCATTGAGACATATTTATTTTTGGACAAATTGTTTTATCATTTATAGTCATATATAAATTCATATCTATTTTTTCACATACTTTAGTTGGAGCAGAAGGAGGACAACGCCTACAAGGTCCACAACTTTGTGATGGAACTTTTCTATCAACTTGTTCACTATAAACTAAATAATTTTCTTTATAAAGTTCTAATATTTTACTTTTAGTATTAATAAAATTTAAAATTGTAAATAAAATAAAAAAAAATATAATAATATATATTTTAATCATTATTATAAAATATATATTATTTTTATTCTAAAATGTCTCTTATATTTTTTTTACAATCTGATACTTTAATATGTGTTTTAGTCATATCCTTACACACTGGATTATTCTCTTTTAACATATATCCAATAGGAGGAATTGGAGGACAAGGAGGTGGAGGAGCTATTTCATCAGCACATTTAGGACATTCTTTACAGTCCACTGTACTTGGAGAAGAACGCGGAGGATAACTTTTTGAACAACTTTGAAATGCCTCTTTTGTTAATTGTAAAATTTTACTTTTTATATTTATATAATATAAAATACAAAATAAAATCATAAATATTAGTAATATTATAGTTATTTTTATCATATATATATTGTAAGATTTAATTTTCTATTTATTTACAAATTTTAGCACATGCTGAAATTATACAATTAACAATAATTAATGCTTCTAATTAAACTTTATTAAACTTTAATTTACTATACTATATATATTAAATTTACATTAAATGAAATTTATTAAATACAAAAGCTTATATTAGTAAAAAACATTTTTGTAATAAAATTAGTATTATATTGACTTTATATGTAAATATTTTAATATAATATTTTCAGCATCTTCAAATAAATATTTTCTAACTATTATCTTGATAAATATATGATAAATATATAATTTTTTTAAATAAATATTTGTATATATCTCATTTAGAATACTTTTTAAAGTTATCGTAGGAGTCCAATTATTACTACAAATAATACTTTTACAACATAAACACAATGAACTATTTGTTATTTTATGTAAAAAAGTTTTATTTATATTTTGTAATAAATTAATATAATTATAATTATTAATTTTTATTTGTGATGGAGCTTGAAATGGATATACATTATTCGTAAAAAATTCAAATAATATAATAATATTATTAGATTTGTCGAATATTTCCAAATTTATATTATTACAATGTATTTTTTTATATAATTTTATTATCAAATTACTTTTTTTTATAGGTATACTTTCATAATACATATCCTCACATATATATAATATATTATCTTTAATATATATATTTAATAGAAATAAATTAGATGGATAATAATATTTTATTATGTCTAATATTTCAATTTTTAATCTATTTTTACTAATAGAACTCTCTTTTAAATTATTTTTTATAAAATCATTTATCAATATTATGTTCATTTTTAATTACTTTTATTATAAAATATATTATCAATTTATTTTATTAATTTATCTAAACAAACAAAAGTGTAAATTATATTGATAAGGTATATGGATATCATTATGATTTTTACATTACTTATTTATAAAAATATAAATATTTATTAATCAATGAAAATCTCTTTATTATGTTATAATGAATGAATGTATGATCTGCACAGAAGAATATGATAATGATAATAGAGCTCCTCAAATATTAATACCATGTGGACATAATATTTGTAAATTTTGTCTTATTAATATGAATAATAATAAATGTCCATATTGTCTTACTAACATATTAACTTTTACTTTTAATAGAAGTTTATTAAATTATATTAATTTTCATAAATTAAATTATAATGCTTTAAAAACAGAATTAGAAAAAAAAAATAGATTGTTTGATATACTAATTAATAAATTAAGTGTTATTAAAAATCACAATAGTCGATTATCATTACAATTATTTAAGCTTAAAACTGAATTTCAAATACAAAAAAAAGAAGTAATTCAAGCAAATACTAAAAAAAATTTATCAAATAAGGAAATATCTTTATATAATTTTAATGATAAATATATTGAACGTATAAATACTTATGATCAACTAAATAGAACAAGTTATAACGAAGTAATATAGTTTAGATAAAAACAAACCTTGTCTGAAAAATGAATGTAAAATAGGTAATTACAACAAGTATAGTTTTATTTTTTATTAGTGCACAAACATCATTAATTAATAATATAAATTTATTAATTAAATAAATATAATAGCAATTTATTATATTATCCTAGTTACCACGTAATTTTGCTCTATTATATTTTACATTAGTATTTTATTAACTTTCAAATTATCAATCTTGAAATTATCAATATTAGAATTAACAATATTAGAATTATCAATATTATAATTATCAAGCTTAAAATTATAAGTATTTATCTTATTAATTATTAAATTATTATTTTGTCTAATTTTAGTATATCTACAAAATTTACATGTGCAACATAGTGCTTCATTATAAATTGATGTATAATCACAAAATAAACATTTAGATTTCATTAAAATTACTGATATAATTAAATCACTAGAATAATACAAATTATATATTTAAAAATGAAAAAAAATCAATATTGTTTGGATATAAATTATATAATATTAAACCAGTAAATACACCTAGAGAATTAGTAATTGGATCTTGGATTAATTTACCATCAATAAATTTAGAAAGTTTATTTAATGGAATTTCAATTAATTCGAAAATGATACCAATAATAATTAAATATTTCCAATAAACTGGTGCGAAATAACCAAGCAACATATAATGAAAGAAATGACCAACACACCAACCATTACATTTATCTATAAAATTTTTTCTTAATATTAATACATCTTTATTATAATATTCTCTATAAAAAACTATTGATAACCATAAAATAATACCAATAAAATATAAAAATATAATATTTCTAAATTGACTATTATATTTTAATTTATATTTTAATGTATTTATACTAGAATTAATATTCATATTATAATAGTATAAAAAAAAACAATTCAAGCAAATACTAAAAAAAAAAAAAAAA